GGATAAGAAACTTATCAAGTACTTAGCCAAGCATAAACATATATCACCTTTCGGACATTGCTTTGCTAGCTTCCATGTCAAGGCACCAGTCTTTGTAGCTAGGCAGTTAGTCAAGCATAAGTTTCTTCGTTGGAATGAGATTAGTCGTAGGTACGTAGACACCTCGCCGGAGTTCTATGAGCCTGAGTGGAGAGCAAGAGCTAAAGATAAGAAGCAGGGATCAGGGGGGTCAGTGGAAATTAGCCTAGACTCTGAGATGTTGTTCCATGCTACTATGCGTAATGCTTTGACAACTTATGACGGGTTACTGGCAGATGGTGTATGCCCAGAGCAAGCCCGTGTAGTACTTCCACAGTCTATGATGACTGAGTGGTACTGGTCAGGTAGCTTGGATGCCTTTGCTGACATGTGCAACCTACGCTGTAAGCCTGACACACAAGCTGAGACAGCAGAGGTAGCGTGGGAAATTGACCGAAGCATGATTGACCTATTTCCTGTGTCGTGGAGAGCATTAAGGGAGAATGAATGATGAGAGGTAACATTAAAGGTGCAATCAAGGCATCAGCTATTGTAGCTTTACTTATAGCTGCACCACCAGTACTGATAGCTATGACATATGATGACTATCCAAAGTATTGCAAGCTGTCGATATTACTGCCATGCATAGGAGTAAACCATGAAGAGTGACATAGTCAAGATAACAGAGATAGAAGAACATGAGGATGGTAGTGCTACACTGCAAGTAGAGTGTGATCCTGAGACATTCGCAGCTATCTTTAATGTAGGCTTCATAGCCTTAATTAGAGCTGGCTTAGAGAAGGAGAATAGTGATGGGTAGATATGCAGTTCAAATAGAGATTGAGAAAGGTGAATACACCTTCGTTAGAAAGGAGAACCCTTGGACCTATGACACTAAAGTGTGGATCTTTACTGACCGTCAGGAAGCTGAAAAGGAAGCCAAGAAGTGGAACACTGGTGTAGTAGTGGAGTATTTGTAATGTTATTTTATACCGTTCTTGTACTGAGCTACACTATTAATGGTGACTACCTACAAGCTAAGGTCATCTTCCCTAGTGCTAGGTCCTGTGGTGACGCTCTACCAGACTATCACGATCATGTGTATGCCCTAGATAGAGATGCAATAGGTCAATGCTTGAAGACTGAGGTTATATCATCCTCTATTAAACCTAAAAGGAAACCATTATGAATGACCAAGAGATAGCCCATAAACTTGCGATTAAGTATAATCCAGAGGACTACGATGATTTATTTCAAGAGTCTATGGTAATTATCTTAGAGGCACGTTTAAGGGGTGTAGAAGATCCTCAAGACCTGTACAGCGTAGGTAAGTACAAGCTTAACCTACACTACAATTATCAAGATAGGCTTGTTCCTATTCCACAAAGGTCTGGATCAAAAGACCTCAAGGTATCCACATCGTCAGATGCAGAGGTATTTGAGTACACCATGACAACTCCTGACCACTCAGAGGAATATGAACGACAGGACGTATTAAGAAACATGATGAAGGGTGTTGCAAATTTACCACATTCGGATCAACTGCTGCTTAACGACATCTACTTTAAAGAGATGACATTGAAGCAAATCGGCGAAAAACACGGCATAAGTAAGCAAGCGTTGCATAAAAAGCACAGTAGAATATTAAAAACACTGTCCAAAGTTGACGATAAGTAAAAAAAGTCACTATATACTATAGTAAAACTAAAGGAGAAAGTATTGTCTAATATATCACATCAACCTTGTCCGTTTGTAGATTGTGGATCGTCTGATGCTTTCAAGTGGTGGGGTGACGATGGAAATGGTTACTGTCATTCTTGTGGTGGTAACTACCCAAAGGACAACGGTCAAATATTTAACTGGGCAAAGGAGAAATACCCTACAATGGAAAAGGATGGTTTTGATAGTTTACGGTCTATGGTGTCGGTCCCCAAACAACCCTTGTCGGAAAAGTCTTACAAGGCAATGCGAGGCATTACTGCAAAGACTATGGAAGAGTTTGGGGTTATGTCAGATGATTTCACACAAGAGTACACATACCCCTCTGGTGGGAAAAAGGTACGCATGATTGCAGATAAGAAGTTCTACACTAAGGATAATTTCAAAGGTGATGAACTGTTTGGTATGAACCTGTTTCCTGCTGGTTGCTCTAAGTTCGTCACAATTACTGAGGGAGAGCTAGACGCTATGTCGGCTCACCAGATGCTTAAGAGCCAGTACACTAACCCTGTTGTGTCGCTACCGTCTGCTACCCCCTCGAAGAAATTATGGGAGAACTGCAAAGAGTGGTTGGATAGCTTTGAGAAGATAATCTTATCTGTCGATAAAGATGACGCTGGTAATGCTGTAGCTGATCGTATGGCACGACTTTTCCCTAACAGGGTATATCGTGTGGATCACGGTAAATACAAGGACGCCAACGATTTCTTACAAGCCAGCAAGAACAATGATTTTAAGAACGCTTGGTGGAAACCTATCAAGCATACACCAGAGAATATTCTAAATACCTCTTCTCAGTTCTTAAAACTCTACGATGAAACACCAGATCATGTCTTTGTGCCAACAGGTATACAGGCGCTAGACGATAAGGTCTTAGGTCTTATGCAGGGCCACTTCACTGTCTTTAAGGCCCCAACAGGAATTGGTAAGACTGAGATGATGCGTTACTTAGAGTACAACTGCATTCAACAAGGCATACCTATCGCAACTTGGCATCTAGAGGAAACAAAGTTACGGTCACTTTTAGGGCTTGCCAGCTACGAGTTGAAGGACAATGTAACCCGCCGTGACCTAATCGAAGAGAAGGGCTTACAGCAACAGGTACGGGATGCCATCGTAAACCTCACAAAGGACGAATTGCTGTATCAGTTCTACCTAAGTGACGGGCAGGGTGCCGACGAACTGTGTGACCAGATACGGTTCTTTAGTCAGGCGTGTGATTGTAAATTTGTATTCTTTGAGCCTATCCAAGATGTGGTTGTAAATTCCTCAGAGGATGGCAAGGAGAGTATGCTTGCAGACCTGTCTATCAGGCTGTCGAAACTCGCAGCAGAGCTAAACATAGGAATTGTTACTATCGCACACACAAACGAGAATGGGGACCCAAAGTATTGTAAAATGATTGGTCAACGTGCATCTGTCATTATAGACTTGCACAGGGATAAAGAAGCTGATACACTAGAGGAACGAAACACGATGTATATAAACGTGCAAAAGAACCGCCCTTGTTCAGAGGAAGGTAATGCTGGGATGATGAAATTCAACCTAGACACGTTTATGCTAAGAGAGGTAATTTAGTGTATTATAAATACAATGTAAATTATGATGGATATTTTAGGCCAAGGGGTTTAAAGTATGTTGACCTAGTTAGAAAGTCCTTAAAAGATCCTTGGTTAATATCTTCTGATGATGCAATATTTTTAATAGAGACTGCTAAACACGTTATACAAGGGAGTACATCTACTAATTCTTATGTTTACATAGTTGGTTGTGAAGGCTTACTTTGCACAAATAAAGATAAGACACCTATAAAAATAGGAGTTACTTCTCAAAAAAGCCTGTCAAAAAGAATTAAGCAGTTGCAAGTAGGTAACCCCCTTGAAATAGTAGAGTTATATAGGTCAAAAAACACTAATCGTGCGTCAGCAGAGGAATTAGAAAAAGGTTTGCACTCTGAGTTTAAAAATTATAATTTAAGGGGGGAGTGGTTCCTAGTCAATGTTGACACAGTAATTAATAGTTTAAATAAAAAACAACCTTTAGCTGATTATTGTGAGTACAAAGAATTAGCTTTAGAGGGCTTGCATAAAGATATAAAATTAAATAGAAGAGGGATATACAATAAAGCAAGGACTGTTTGTGTAGAAGCCTTAGATAAACTAGAAAAGAGGATAATAAATGCCAGTATTTGACATAGAAACAGATGGGCTAAACCCCACAAAAATTCATGTGGTGTCTTGGATGGATGACAACGGAGATGTGCAGTACACACATGACTATGTGTCTATGCGTATATTCTTTGAGGAAGCACACACCCTAATAGGGCATAACATTGTGCGGTACGATATTCCCGCAGTGGAAAAGATCTTAGGCGTTAAGATCACCGCCCACATTGTTGATACATTAGCTTTGTCGTGGTACATAAACCATGACCGTGGGTCACACGGGCTAGAGGGTTACGGAGAAGATTACGGAGTACCTAAGCCTAAGATCACAGATTGGGAAAGCCTGTCCTTAGAGGAGTATGCTCACCGCTGTAATGAAGATGTGAAGATTAACACCAGACTGTGGCGTGATCTAAACTCTAAGCTAAATAAGCTGTACCCAGAAGAAGAAGACAAGTTGCGTCTGATTGATTATCTATCATTCAAACTAAAGTGTGCAGCACAACAAGAGGCCCTACAGTGGAAATTAGATGTACCCAAGGCCAAAGCACACCTACAAGAGTGGGATAAGCTAAAATCAGAAAAGATAGATCAGTTGGCAGATGTTATGCCGCCACTACAAAAGTTTACTGTACGCAACAGACCAAAGGTTTATTTAAAGTCTGATGGTGATCTATCCGCACATGGGGCTAAGTGGGAACAATTATGCAAAGACCACAAGGTTTCGTCAAGCACACAGAGCCTCAGAGTTAAGACAGGAGAAGAGAAGGCTAACCCTAACTCTGTGCAACAAGTAAAAGACTGGCTATTTATGCTAGGCTGGGAGCCACGTACATTTAAGTTTATGCGTGAAGAGGATGGATCAACTAGGAAGCTAGAGCAAATACGTAAGGATGGTGAATTATGTCCCTCTGTTCTTGAGTTAGTGGATCAAGAGCCAGCAATTAGCTTACTAGATGGCCTGACAGTCCTTACCCACCGCATAGGAATTATAAAGTCATTTGTAGACATGGAGAAGGATGGTTATGTACAGGCAACAGTTGCAGGGGTTACAAACACCTTGAGGTTTAGACACGCTAGACCCTTGGTTAATCTCCCCTCAGTTGATAGACAGTACGGCAAAGAGATCCGTGGGTGCCTTACTGCACCAGATGGGTATACCTTATGTGGCGCTGATATGACCAGCCTAGAGGACACTACAAAGCGGCACTACATGAAACCACTAGATCCCGATTATGTTGCAGAAATGTCTAAGGAAGGATTTGATCCACACCTAGACTTGGCTAAACATGCTGGTGTCGTGACACAAGAAGATATCGACAACCACAATTCTGGTGAGCGTAGCCTAAAAGCCCTTCGTAAGAATTACAAGGTAGTGAACTACAGCGCAACTTATGGCGTAGGCAAGTCTACCCTATCAAGAAACACTGGCATGTCTGAGAGCGAAGCACAGAAGCTCCTAGAGGCATTCTGGTCACGTAACTGGTCAGTAGAAAAGGTAAGTAAAGATGTCCGTACAAGAGAGCTATTTGGTCATATGTGGCTTTATAATCCTGTCTCTAAGTTTTGGTATTCACTGAGGTCTGATAAGGACAAGTTCAGCACTTTAAACCAAGGCACAGGGGTATACTGTTTTGATAGTTGGGTGCGCCTATGCCGTGCCAAGGGAATTAAGACTATCGGACAGTTTCACGACGAAGTTATAGCATTGGTAAAAGAAGGAGAAGAAATTGAAACAGCTATGAACATGGAATACTCTATACAAGAGTTAAACGCAGAGTTAAACCTTAATGTACCCTTGGGTGTAGATGCACAATTTGGTGACAGTTATGCAGACATCCATTAAATTTTTTAACTTAGGTTGACAAACCCAAAAAAAAGTCACTATATATATATACCAGTGTAAATGAGAGGACTCGATAAATGGCAAGATATACAATGGAAATGGTACTAGAGTGGGCAAAAGTTTTTCCTGAGAACGCAGATATGGGTGACCCAGATGGCGTACAATGGAAACAGAACATTGCTAAAAAAGGTGGTCAGTATGTTGTTAATGCCTTCTTTACAGATCAAGAGCAGATTGATAAGTTAGTTGATGAAGGGCTTCAAACAAAAGTGTTAGGGAATGATCGCATTCTTGAAGGTAATACTGAGTTTGGTATCGGAAAGTACATGAAACTAAAACGTGGAGTACCAGATGATATTCGTGATTGGTTAGATCCTGTTACTAAAGATAAGGCTAACTTAGGTGGTCCAGTTAAGGTAGTAGATCTACGTAACGGACGGGAAAACGTACGTGGTTGGTCGTTTGAAAATGACGGTGAATTAGGTAACGGAACAAAAGCTATGGTACAGTTTGATACATACTCCAGTGGAAATGGAATTCGACTAAATGGTATTGCTGTTACTGAGTTGTCGGTATGGGAAGGCGGTCCATCAGAGCATGACGAACTGTTCATGGTGGCATAAATGAGAGTAGTCAGTACGTTCTACATGGATAAAGAAGAAGATGGGTATGAGGGTGTGATTACGTATGAGCGTGATGATGTAAACGATATCTACACTCTGTTACAATATTATGGAGATCAAACCCGTGGCATTGGTTTCACTTACGTAGAAGACATAGCGGCTTCTAATACAGATGGAACCATGACATGGGGCGAGAAGATCTAATGGAGTGGAGTAAAGTCTTAGTCGATGGTGATATATTTGCTTATCGTGCAGCCTTTGCTACAGAAGACAAGTCTAAGAAAGAAGCTAAACTAACAGTAGATGGCTTGCTACAGGACTCATTAGAATATTGCCTTGGGTGGCCTAATTATCCAGAGGACTACGAGATATTTCTAACCTGTAGCGGCTATCAGTTCAGACATGACATTGCTAAGACGCACAAGTACAAGGGTAATAGGAGCAAGCGTGAGAAGCCAAGGCACCTACCAAGTATACGTGAACACATGATTAGCAGTTGGGGTGCTGTAGTGAGCGTAGAGGAAGAGGCAGACGATCTTATAGCAATAGAAGCTACAAAAAACAACTTTGATTGTGTAGTGGTTTCTATTGATAAAGACATGCTTCAAATCCCCTGCTGGCACTACAACCACTTTAAGAATGTCTTAACAAAGGTAGAGCCTTTCGAGGGAAATAAGTTTTTCTATACACAAATACTTACGGGAGATAGTGCAGATAATATACATGGCCTTTCACAGGTTGGTCCAGTAAAAGCCTCTAACATACTTAAGGGGCTTGAAACAGAACAAGACATGTGGGACGCTGTATTAGATGCCTATGATGGTGACGTAGACCGTGTACTAGAAAATGCTAGGCTTTTGTGGCTAAGGAGATATGAGGGGGAGATATGGCAACCACCAGACAAGCGATAAAACATGGCTGGAGATCTGGTTTAGAAGAGAGAGTGTCTAAAGAGTTATATGAGGGTGGGGTTAAGTACGAATACGAAACCTTGAAGATTAAATATGAGGTTAATGAAATACGTAC